CATCAAGATTTACTAACTCTACAAAGTACTTAGAACAATCTTTAAGTAACCCTGTTTTATCACCGTACTTTTTAGGATTGAGTTTAGATAACGACCATTTCAAAGCATCAATTTTCAATCGTCTGTGTCCTAACATATCGCCAGTAGTAGTTTCTATTTCTCCTTTTGCGTTTTCTTTAGTAGTAGTTCCTTCCTCTGTATTGTAAGCAATATCAATGATTTCATCGAACAAAATATCTGTTCTTAAATCAGTTGCAAGTTCGTATCGTTTCGATTTTAAAGGATCTTCTTTAAGCCAAATAAAAAAAGTTGAACTACTTGGCATATTTTCATCTTCTTTTAAAATTGAACGCAATGATCTACCAGTTTCAATTTGTTCACAAATTCTGGTAAAAATTTCTTCTATTTCTTCTACACTATATGCCATAATATTCAAAATTACAAATAAAATCCTAATCTAATACCAAAACCTACTTTTTTTTCAGTTTTAATATTATTTGCTATCCAATCGTTGTAAATACGACCGCCTATAAATAGCTTTTCAGTTAGTTTTTTATCAACGCCATACTCTAAGCCAAATACCGCTGTAGGTGTTGCGTAAAGCTTACCTAAACGAATACCGAAATGGTTCACCCATTGATCATCGTAGCTATCGGACAAGTTAATTCCAATGCAGCCAACGGCTTTGTCGGCGCTTAATCCAGCTCTTATGTATAAGTTTCTGGAAGTTTCAATTTCTATGCCGTCGTTACCAACGGCAATGTGAAATGATTGATTGTCTTTGATGTGTACTTGGCTAAATGATAGCGAAGTGAATAGTAGTAGGATTAATGTTTTCATTGTGCTTCGTTATATAATTCGTTTGCTTTTTCTATTGATTGAATACACACCTGATTAAACGATATCGATTGTATTTTCTGCTTCCAGAAGAAATTAAAACAATATTCAAACATTGGCATTCCTTTGTATTGAAAAGAATTAAAGAACTCGATTATAAGTGCGTTAATCGTTTGGTCTAAATGACATTCAATATCGCATAATCCTACATAATGGATATTTTTGTAATACCATTTCAAAAAATCTTTTTTGCTTTTTCCTGTTAGTTTCATAGCTCTATTTGTTTTTGTGATGTTTGGGTTAGTTGTAAATTGTATTTTATGAGATCTTCGATAGTGTCTATATCTTTAGCATCTATAGTCATCCATCCATTTTTATAAAACCGTATATTATGAACTTTATTACTAAGGCATATTATGTGTGATGTTTTAAAATCTAACTCAACCCCCTCAAACAAACATCTTTCTTTTGCTTGTTGGTATTCAATCTGCCAATCTACATTGTTTATATCTACATTTTTAGGAGGCTCTGCTAAAACATTCCCATCTTCATCACAAGGCACAAACATCCATAGTTCTAATGGTTGTTTAAGGAAGTTGGCGTAGTTGTAGCTATTCAAAGCGGTTTCGTGTGAATCTATTCCGTTTTCTTTTGCTTGCTCTAAAACAAAATCGGTCATTGATATTAGTTTCATAATTTAATAAATTGGAGGTTGTGGTTTTTTAATTGGTTGGTAGTGAGATATTAAATCATCATAAGCAAGGCTTATCAATTGTTGTAGATGCATAATATTATTATTAGGCTGTACGCCATCTACGCAAACGAAATAATCTCCTTTTTCTTTAGGCAAATCATTTTCACTTTCAATCTTAATCCAACCATTGTTGTTTTCAATTCCTTGAAGTGATTTTGGACGCCAACTATATTGGTTCCCGATTTTAGTTTGCCAATTTATTTTTTTTATTATTTCTAAAAAACCAATTTTCCTACGAACATTGCACCATCCATTGCTGTCAACATAATCTTTTACAATTTTCCAATATTCTCCGTATGCTTCCTGTATTTTTTCTTGTTTTTTCATAATTTCTCTATTTTTAACGTTATTTTTTTACCTTCATCAAAGGCGATTAGTTCAAGTGTGCAAAATTGCGGATTTCTTTAACATTTCTTAGCAATAATAAAACCTTGCTCAATCATTTTTTCATGTGAGTACTGCTCTATACTATCAAAGTTAGGGTTGTTTAGTTTAGATGGTAGTGTAATGTATAGAGTTTTTCTTTCGTAGTAAAGTAAATTGAAGATACGAATTTGTTGATTTTCATTGAATCGTAAAGGATTTTTTTTAATTGGTTTGATGCTGTCTTTTTGAATAATTCTAATTACTTTTTCATAATCTGAATTTGACGCTTCGGCTATTTCTGAAATAGTTTTCAATGTTTCAGTTTTGTATAAGCCTTTGTTTAAAAAATATTCCGATATTAATTCCATTTGATATTCATCATAATATTTTATTTTTCCTTTGAATGCTACAGGAATAAAACCTAATTTAACTATGCTATCTCGAATAGTTGTTTTATTAACTTTTATAAGTTTTGATATTTCATTTATATTTAACATTTTGTAAGGCTTTTAAATTCATTATTATATCCTGTTTCTATTTCAAAAAATCCACCCTGCTCATCTAAATACTTGAATGAATGAATCCAATGCCAACTCTCTGTTTTGTCTATCCATTTTGATGGAAGTTGTGAATTTTTACGTGTGCCTGATAATCGGAATGGTCTGCCTAACTTTGATGTTTGAGTTTCAAAGTTTAAATTTATTATTGTTTCTGAATTAATTTTAATCATATCAATAAATCTTAAATTTAATATATTCCTCTCCTTTTTTTGCAATCACTTTAAACACGTGCATTTCGTAAATAAAACGATCATCAACTTTATATTTTTTTACCAAGCAATCAATAAACGATTTACAACAATTATCAATATCGCTTGCTTTTGAACTAAATCCAAACTCTATTGCGAGTTTAATATTCTTTTTGTCTGGAATTAAAATAGTTTTAGGCAACATTAAAAGACAATTTCGTATAAAAATATCATATTTTGTTGTCCTGTATCTTTTTCCTTTGAAACATTCGTTTACGCTTAACGGTTTTATTTGCAGTGTGTAATTCATTTATTTTTTGTTTTTTTAAAATGGAATATCCAAATCTTCGTTTTCAACTTCATAAAAATTATTACACTCAAAAGCTTCATTTGGCATTGCTGTTATTATTTTTGATTCTTCTTGAATTATTTCTTCCGTTCCTGTTCGTACTTTGTCAAAATAAGTAAACGGACTAACACCATTGAAATAATACCTTTGGTCACGAATATTAAAAGTAATGCAATCTACATTTTGAGGTATTCCTACTAATTTTTGCTTTTTAATTTTTTGACTTCCAAAAATAACCTCTGGGTCTTTAAAATCCAAAGCTCGGTTTGGCCTCCAAATATACATTACATTGTCTGCTTTATCTGCAAATGTACCGCCGCCTTTAACATTATTTAATTCAGGTCTAAAATATCTACCACCATCTTTTTCGTTCTTTCTAGCTGTCAGTTGGTGTGCCACAAGATTTACACTCACTTCATTTTCTACACTAAACCGCTTTAATTGTGTCATAAAACGAGAAATATATAAATCTTCTCTTTCTCCTGCATTCATCAAATGCTCAATTGTATTGTATGGATCAATTATTAAAGTTCTAATTCCTTGTTTTTTTACAAGATATTTCGCTTTATCAAAAATAGTTTGAATCTTAAAATCTTTTTCTGGATAAATAACAAAGAAATAATCTTTTACAAAATTCATTCCCTCTTTATATTCTTCCTCAGTCATATAATTATTTGAGTAATACGGATCACAAGATTTACCTATGTAAGTTTCAATTAAATCATTATAAAAATCATCTAAAGGAAAATTTTCAGGACTAAAAACAGCTACTTTAGTACCTGAAATAATCGCTTTAATCAAACATAATTGATTTAAAAACAAAGATTTACCCTCATTTTGGTATCCTGTCCACAAATTTACCTCTCCATTTCTCCAAGTCCAAGCCTTATTTACTTCATCTATTCCAGTACTTTCTCCTCTATTCTGTCCGTTTTTATAACCATAAAGCATCGATTCTTTAACGTCATTTACAGTAAAAATACCTTCGATCTTAACGTCTTTTGCAAGTTTAACACGGTTGGCTAAACTTACTTTACCATACTTTATCAAATATTCGTTTGCGTCCTTACAGTCATCAAAATCAACTATTTTACATTTTTCAGCTCCAAACCTTCGAATCAATTCTTTTTGTCCTTTTTGTCCTGCCTCGTCGTTATCAACTGCTAAATAAATAATTTCCTTATTTTCAAAATAATTATAGTAATTATCCAAATAATCTAAGTTTATTGAATCGCCTTTTAAATTGAAACCATTTGGAACAGATACGCAATTTTTTATACCAGCGGTTATAAAACTCAAAACATCAAATTCACCCTCAACAATTATACAAGTTTCTTCTAATGCAATACTATCTAAATTGTAAAAAATCTTTTCAGCATCTTTAACTAATTTAAAATTCTTTCTTGCATCACGAAATTTTGTGTTGATTAATTCGCTTTTAAAATAATAATCAAAACAAATACAGTTTTCTTCTTTTTTTGTTTGAGGCATCCATTCATTTGCTTCACGAACTTTTAGCTCTTTTAAGACATTTAAATCTATTGAGCGAACACTT